TGGCAACCCGAATGCCCCCACCTGCATGACGTTCCCGGCAGTCGTTCCGACGTCCTTTGTCGCGCTACTTCCCAAACCGAGGTTTGTGCGACTGCCTTCTGCAGTGGTTGCCCCGGTCCCGCCGTCAGCGATTGCAAGCGCACCGTTGCTCCCTTTCTGGGCTAGTTTACCGATGCCGGGGATGGTTACTGGCGTGCCGTTGATGGTTACGGTGATGCTCTGATTTGCCGATGTGGTGGCGAACGTCTCCCACGCACCGATATTCTCGTCATACTCTTTGATAAGCTGAGACATCGCCTGTGCTAGGCCATCGACCGAGATATTGTCAGATACCAGAATGCCGTACTTCTGGCCGCTCAGCGCCGGGGAAGCAGCTGGCGTAACCGTCATTGACGTGGCGCTGTTCACGGATGAAATCTGAAACATCTGGACCGGGTTAGACATGACGATAATCGTCTGGCCAGCGCGTACCTGGCTGGCCGGTGCCGTCCAGTTTGTGCCAGTGCCGGTTGCGGTATTTCCGTTAATGGCAATGGAGCCAGTGTTATAAAGCATATTTTCTCCAGGCATAAAAAAACCCCGCCGGAGCGAGGTTTGTATTGAGCTGATTAGCTTATTTGCAGGTGGTTCTGATAAACGTGTTTTTACTTACCCAGGCCCAGTTAAATGGATAACCAGCACGGTACTGCGTCTGATTATTTTGCTTACGGACCCCGTATATCTGGACGCTATTTTCCTGGCCGCCAATCAGCGCCGTTCCCGTGCAGATCGGTTGTTGTTTATCAAGAACGCCAGCGCAACCGGAAAGCGCAACTGCGGCAAAAAGGCACAAAATAAGATTTATTTTCATATTGGTGATGCCCAATGGTATTCATGAGGCTACACAATATCAATCTATATGAGAGGGGTATAATTGATTGGATAGATCAATATGCCAACATTGATCGTTGAAAACGATCAATTAATCATAAACATCGAGTCTGGTCACCATCATCTGGTTTCTGAGATGATAAACAGTATTAGTGAGCCCGCCCCCTCCGGTTCCTAAAATTGGGTATGCATAGCAGCGAGTATTCCCTCCTTCCCCTTTTGCGAGAGCTTTATATTCAGATGCAAAAGGTCGTGGCATTCCTCCTGTATTAATGATGCCTGTTATTGCACCAAATGAATCAGGCACGCATCCCCATTTACCTAGTAAAACCTGATTAATATAAATTCCTGACGCGGTTGCTGAATTTGGATCTCCAAGTTTATTCATATCTGTAAGTGTTTTGGTTTCATTTGTCAGTATGCACACCCCTTGCTCATCCCAAATCGCAATACCATAAGCGGGGGGTGTTTGCTGAAAAATAGTGAAGAAATAGACTTCATAAACTCCCGATGATGATCTGCTAAATGTGACACTGCAAACGCCTCCTGATGCCGACCAGGAGATAGCGCATTCACCCGTTGTGTAAACGAAAGGAATGATAGGTCTGGTTGGGTCATAATTGACCGATACAGTCGATGAACCGCCAGAGTTTGATGGGAGAGAGCCTGTCCTCTTAGCAAATAACGCCAGCGGTATGCTGGATGGGGAAACCCAGACCTCTCCACTGGTGTTAGCGAGCAAAACGCCATAATCAGCCATTATATCCTCTCTACGACTGCAATAATAAATGACCTGACAGCCGGGAAGATATCCGCGCCGTACGTTGACTCACTAACGGCCTCAACGATAATACGATTACCCGAAACATACACTCGCCTCTTCATGTTGCTGTCATAATCCTGAACATTATTGACATGAAAAAAATTAAGCTTGCATCCAGTTGGAACCGGATAAGTGAATGTTCCTGACTGCTGATTTTTCGCAAGTTCATTATAACTAATTACGGAAACAGGCTTTATACCGAAATTATTTTGAACTCCATTAGCATCCCATGTTTGGATGCCATATTCAGCCATAATTACCTCCTGTGAAAACAGGGCATCTGATGAGAAATATGTTTACCATGTTCCCGTTATTCGGCCGATCTGAACCCTTAATACATTCCTGGAATCCCGGACACTAATTGTCTGGTTCGTTTGCTTCATAGCACCCTCGCCAGCTGTAGAACCGTAGTTCTCCAGTGTGCCCGTTCTAAAGTTTATCGAAAGACCAGCCTGATTCGGAACGTAGTTTACCGAACTTATTGTTTCGGCGAGCTTTGCTCGTGTGATGGTGGCATCACCTATAACTGTATCCCTGATAATCACCTGGCCGTTCTGAATAACGAACGGAAGCGTGACCTGAGCGCCGGCCTGATGAGTAACAGCGAATCGGTCTGCAAGAAAGATAACCTGCGACTGCATTCCACCGGGGGTATTCTCAACACCAATCCCCATCCCCGCGGCGTAATACTGCCCGTTGCTGGAGACGGCAACCTTGATGTTATACATCGCGCTGAGGTCGCCGTTTACGTTCGCTATCGCCTGAGCGTTAGTTGTGATGGCTGAGGTATGCCCGTTCACCGTCGCCGTTATGCCGTTTATCTGCGTGGCCGTGGCCTGCTGGTAATCAGAGAACGTCTGATTCAGGCTATTGATGGATGCCTTGTTGCCGTTGACGTCCGTCTGCAGGCTCAGCAGCGAGCGCGCCGTTGCCTCCTTCTCGTTAACGATGACCTCATCAATACGATCCAGCTGTGCGCTGTTACCGGCGACCGTTGCGGATAGCCTTTTACGTGTGGCCACCTGCGCCAGTCCGTTCTGGATAATTGCGATTGCCGAGTTTTTCACCCCACCCGTCATGCCGTCCATAGACACACTGATGCTGTCGATTCGCTGGCCCAGCGCGGTATCAGCCGTCGCCACGGTCTGCTCAAGCTCCGAGAGAGAGGACGACACATCACCAACCGTGCTCGAAAGCTCATTAACGCTGGTCTGAACCTTCCCGACGTCCTGGGCATTTTTGGCGATGTCCTTCGCCTGCTGCTCCAGTTCGTCGTTGGCCTGTTTGATATCGTTAGCCATGCCAGCAATTTTTTCATTGCTGTCCACCGCGTTCTCGATCAGGTCTTTGAAGGTATCAGAGTCTTTAATTTCCTCCAGGATCACATCGGTGATGTCGGAGACATCGATACTGGCCTGCCCTCGCACCCATTCTGTGTACCCTGATTCGTTGCCGCTGCGGTCCACCAGCTGCGCGCGGTACCAGAAAATCTGCCCAGCCTTCAGGCCCATCTGCTGATATTTGCGCTGCGGGTAAGGCACATCGGCCAGCAGCATCGCATCGTCTTCGGTACCGGTTAGGCTGTACTGAATTTCCGTTTTCAGCGTGTCGTCGGTATTCGCAGGGAATCCCCAGTTCAGTTCGATACCGAATACAACGTTCTCAGAAGCAATGAAGCCAACCGGCTTTGGTGGATTGCCCACTTTACCCGTCAGCGTTTTCTCTTCTGAATAGCCCCATCCGGACGAAATTTCTGCGGCATTGATCGCGCGTACCCGCACCAGGTAGCGCCCGGCATAAATTCCCGGAACGTCGAATGACGTGGTGGAGCTGCGCGGTACGTTAACCCAGTTCCCGTCGTTGCGGCGCCATTGCGCTTCATAAGCGATTGCGTTCTGCGCTTGGTCCCAACTCACGCGCATCGTTTCGACGCTGATATTCTGCTGAACCACTGAAAACGAGCTGATCACAATGTTGGCAGGCGGCGACTGGTTACCCGGCGGGATCACACTTACCGGCCGCTGGTCAATGATGGCTCCGGTATCAATGCGATCGAATTTATCCGGATCGTGATTTACACCGACGATTGTGAAAGTGCCGTCATTATTATCAGTTACCGTAATAACGCGATACTGCTGTGCGTAGAGCTCGTCAGACTCAATGACCCATACGGCCTCAGCCACAGGCGTTTCGCTGTAAGCGGTCGTAACGGTCACTTTATTGCCCGTAATCGACTGAATGGTGCGTGACTGTGAAACACCCGATGGAAGATTGACAATCATCCTGTCGGCTGCCGAAGCATCCGGCGCCCTGTCCAGCGTCAGCACGCGACCATTCACCGCAGAGATACGGCCACCCAGGTCGCGCCCGGAGAGATTTCGGTCCGCTACAGCGATTACATAGCCAGGCTGCGGAATGTTGCCATCTTCCCCTACATTGAAAGTAACAACGCGATCTTTGTTGTTGGTGAGGATCCCCCATCGCCCTTTCCGGTTCGCTTCCGACTGACGGGTACAACCGATTGCAGTTATCTCAAGTTGATTAAACCCATAACGCGCAACCAGCGCCTGCTCAAAAACAGGCTCCATCGCATCAGAATAAGCGTTATCAGGATCAGACCAGGACACCAGCGCATTGGTGTAACGGTTC